GGTTCTTAAGTCTGCTGGATTCTTAACACGTGATCCACGTATGAAAGAGCGTAAGAAATACGGTCTCAAAGCAGCTCGTAGAGCTCCTCAGTTCTCAAAGAGATAATTCAAGCGAATATCACAAAAGAGCAAATTTCCCCGAAAACATCGAGTTTTCGGGGATTTCTTTATATTCCGATAAATCTATCAGACACCACAAAAACACACGAAATTTCAACGGTAACTAACACATAACTAACAGGTAACTAACACGGAAAACCTTGTCTTGTGTAAGACATTGAAAGTCTTATGTAAGACACATTTTGCAATAAAAAAAGGACGAATCAATCGCCCTTTTCGTTGCAGTATTCAATGATACATGACCGGACATCCTTTTTCGTCCGGCAATGGCAGGAATGACCGTCCTTGAAAATGATGTCATATCCGTCGTGCATGTTTCCGGAGATGCCGGAAATCATTTCTCTGTTCTTTTCTGCAATCTGCATCGTGTCGAACAATCCGCATTGGTCTTTTCTCACAAGGTCTTGAATATATGCATTGACCGACATTCCCTTGTCAGATGCAAGAGCCTTGATGATGTCTTTCATCCCTTTGGGTACTGCGAGATTGATTCGCTCATAATGCTCACGCCCGAAATTATTTTTGTATTCAGTTCTATTCATGGCACACCTCTATATTTTGTTGATAGCGTCAATCAGTTCCTCAATCTCAAAATGAGTGTAGACAACCTCTGTCACGCCCTGTCCTTTATGCCCGACAATTTTCTTGATGACCTTGTCTGACACTCCGGCGACCGTCAACATGGAAATACATGTGTGACGGGTATCGTGAGGGCGGTGTTTCATTCCGAGGGTCTCAATAAGTGGCGACCAGTACGAATCATAATAATTCCGGTATTTGAAATGTTCGCCCTCCGGAGTAGAGAGAAGATATTCACAATCATTGAGGTTGTACCAGTATTCAAAGAACGGATAAACCTTTTCGGAGATTGGAGCAGTACGGATTCCGGCAGCGGTTTTCGATGCGACAATCTTGAAATATCTTTCCTCAAGGTTCACATTTTCTTTCTTGAGGTCGAGGAGTTCGCCGATTCTGCATCCGGTATATATCAACATGAGGATGACAGTATAATATATATTTGAATCCTTGACATCCCATAATTTCGCAACCTCTGTTTTTGAGAACGGTTCACGGTTGTATGCGTTGGGATTGCCCGCCTTTTTAATGTCGAGGTATTCGACAAGGTTTCGTTCTTTTGGAATAATCTCATGAATCACAGCGTATTTGTACATCAGACCAAATAATATTTTTAATTTCCGGAGTGTAGGATAATTTTTGCCGGATTCATCAACGACCATTTGCAGGTGGTCGAGTTTTACATCAACAAATCGCATCCGTGCAAGTTTATCACATAACGCCCATGCTGCACGGTAGCCTTTGACGTTGGAATCACTGACAGTCGGAAAATGTTCATCAGACCATCGCTCATATACATCCTCGAATGTAACCTTTGCAGCATTCACATCATAAGGATTTGCATTGAACTCCGCAAGTGCAGTCAATGCCTCTTTGCGGGTCGGGTAATATCCGACGACCGTATATAATTGTTTTGATTTACCTGTTTTCGGGTCGATTTCCCATCCTTTTGTCTTTTTGGCGACATAAGGATTCCGGCGATTTCCCGATAATTTGTAAACCGTTCCGAATCCGTTCGGTAGTTTCATAAAATCACCATCCTAAAAAAGAGTATAAAAAATAAAACCAATGCAAAAAGCACGGTTTTATGATAGAATGGTGTTTGCAGGAACATTCTGTCGGTGCTTTTTGCAGGAGCATGAGACGGAGGTTTCACAAAGGCGATTCACGTTGCAGCGTGGGTCGTCTTTTTTTGTTGTGCATTATTCATTTGCACGGCGTTCTTTTGCGACTTTTCTATACTTGCGACCAATGACGACACATGCGACACCGACCACAACAGCAATTATTCCGGCAACCGGAACAGCAAGCAATAGAATCAATCCTAAAAGTGCAAGGACAGCACCGAGAACAATCATGAGGATTCCGCAAACACTGTATGTATTTGCAGAGTATTCCTTTTTCTGCGGTGCATTTGTTGAACTGGATGCAGCAGGATTTCCGTTTGCAGCCGTCAATCCTTTTGCAATGTCGGACACGCCGACGGTAGTTCTGTTATACACTGCGTTGTATGCTGCCTTTTTCGGGTCGTTGACGATTCCCATTCCCTTTTTACCATAAAGGGGATTGACCGCCTTTTTGACCTGCCGTTTGACTTTTCCTGTTGTTCTTGCCTTAATGCTTTTCTTGATGTTTGGTTTTCTGACACCGTATTTCATGAACACACCTCCGTTTCTTTATAAAATCAACATTCTGTAAACTTTCCTCAAGAGAGGAGGTGAGCAGAATGAAAATCCTTGTGTGGGAAGTGAGAACCTCAAAAGGGTTCACATTGATGGAGTTATCGAAGAAATCCGGAATCGGAAAATCTACGATAAACAACATCGAAAATGGTAAGGTGTCACCGACATTGTTTCAACTTGAAATGATAGCGATTGCATTAGGCGTGAACATCACCGACCTGTTTGAATCCGAATACAAATAATTGTACCATAATGCAGCGGGATTCCGGCAGCAGGAGGAACGATTTCCATGATTATGGAAATCAACCTCGATATTTCCACAATCATGGAAATATATGATACAATGCAATTCGGAAAGGGGGTGGTGTCTCCCTTGAATTACAAAGAGGCTATTGTCGAAATAGTCGGAAAGATACACAGCGAACGCATCCTCAAGAGGATATACAAATTCGTGTTGTATCTCTACACCCATGAGACTGGCAGTTGAAAGACTGTCAGTCTTTTTTTGATGCAAATAAATCTATGATTCTTTGAAATGCTGCGATGTCCTCGTCACTTGCCTCAAGTAATGCCTTGAAAAGATTCTTGCGGGCATCGTCCTCACCTACCATGATGCGGTCAATTCTTTCGATGAAATCGTCGTCAGTATCAACGAACATCTCACCGTCACCAGTAGTCAACCATATATAATCAACATTAAATTCACGGCAGATTGATTTGATAACCTGTTCGGTGATATTACGACCGCCACTCTCTAATAGAGAAATAGAACTCCCTTTCATTCCGATTCGTTCTGCGAAAGCATCTTGAGACAATTTCAAAGTTTTTCTCAATAATTTCAATCTTTCATTCATGAGTTATTCACCTCCCGTGAGACGAATATAACACAAAAACTTTGCAGAGTAAAGAAAAATAATAAAAAAGAGTTGACAATCTTTGCACAGTAAAGTATTATGATTGCAGAGCAAAGAAAACAGGAGGTACAAAACAATGACACGACAGGACTTAGTAAACAAATCAATAGACAAATTAAACACAGTAAAAGAGGCTCTTGAGTTGATAGAAATTCTCGAATATGACGAATGCATCGCAGTTTTGACAGGAACAAAGAATCTCCCATCTGAAATACACAGTGCGTTAATGAGGAGAGGAAAAGAGGCAAACGGAGGAAAGACAACTCTTGCGTTGGCAATGGCAGGAATACAGAACATAGTGAACGAATAAAAGCCGAAACGGGGCAACAGTCGCCCCGTCAGTGTCCGGACGGCAACCGACACTCTGACGATGGCAAGCCGAAAGGCATCGGGCAGCGATACCGTGGGAAACATGGCAGCGGTCGCACCTGCTACAAAGTGCGTGGATGGTCAACAGGTTTTTCTTGATTTTTTAAGGCGAAAAATCAAAACACGGTATACATTGCCGGAAAAGAGGTGGACGGGATGAAAAGACCGAGAGAACCACCAACAGGAGGAAACAAGATGAATATAGGACGAATATTGCCGACAGAGGCAGCAGCAATCCTCAATGTGTCACCGCAATTCGTGAGGGTAGCAATGCAACAGGGAAAACTCCCGATTGGAACGGCGGTGCAGATGTCCTCAATTTGGACGTATCACATTTCGGAAAAACTGCTTGCAGATTATTCCGGAAAGAACATAGAAAAAGAGATTGAGCGAATCAGAGGAGGTGTTGAGAATGACGAGAAGTGAGAAAAAGGCAGTGATTGAGAGCATGGCAGAAAAATTCATGAATATCGACGACCTTGAGGGGAAGTCAATGACCATTATGGTGATGTCTGCGTATGCCGAGGGTAAGGCAGCGGGAAAAGCAGAGGAGCGTCGCAGATGGGAACAGAAAGAGGCGGTTGCAGCCGTTTAATGAAAACGCCCCGTCATAATGGCGGGGCAGTACATAGCAGGAGCATGAGAGCAAAGAAAAAGGACAACCATTGCAGTGGTCGTCCTTGTATCGACTGATTGTGTCAGTCGCTAACTGATAGAAATATTATAGCAAATCTGACACAAAAAAGCAACTTGAAAAGAGACCGAAAAGGTCTATAAAATCAAGGGTTTTCGGAACTTTTATCGTCCTTGTAATAGATAATAACAAGTCTACGAAAACATAACAGGAGGATTGTGTCAGATGGCAAGAAAAAGAGGGATGCAATATATCCCGTATGATTATGAGGCAGCATATAACAAAGCGATGGAGGACATGCATGAATGGTTCATTGAGAACCTGTTTCAACATCGAAAGAAAGTTATATATGCCTTAAAAGAGATAACAGCAGGAGACCAGTTTGAAATTGAGATATATCCGCAGTTCCGGAGCATGGATGAAGTACCTCCGGAGGGGAGGACAATCAAGAAAGACAACAACAAGGCTCAAAAGAATCTGAATGATAAGAATGCACGGAAATATGTTGAGAGGCTAATCAATGAGAATTTCAGCGACCGTGATATTTGGATGACATTGACCTATGATGACGAGCATCTCCCACCGGACGGGGATGTGGATGCAGCAATCAAGAATGTGCAAAAGTACATCCGACGCATCAACTATCAGAGGAAAAAGAGAGGTCTCCCGAATGCAAAATATGTCTATGTGACCGCATACAATCCGGATGCGGAAATCAGATGGCATCATCACATTGTCATGGATGGGGCATTAGACATGGAGACGGTTGAATCCTGTTGGAAACAGTCAAGCAGGAATGAGGTTCGCCGATTACAGACAGACGAAAACGGTTTGTCCGGTATGGCAAATTACATCGTCGAGGAAAAGAACCGTGTTCCGTCGGAAAAGAGGTGGAACAGCTCACAGGGATTGAGAGACCCACGAATCAAGGTCGTTCATTCCAAACGTCCGGCAGCAGGAGGCAGTTATAAAAAAATAGGCTCATTCGTTGACAAGATGGTCAAGGACAGGGATTCCATTCCGGAGATACTGAAAAAGTGGTATCCGGACATGGATTTCACGAATGCAAAAGTGTACTACAACGATTTTAATTGCATGTTTTACATACATGCACGAATGCGGAAAAGGAGGTCGACAGGTGAAAAGACGGATAAGACGGATAAGACGGGCATTGAAAAGAGCAGGTTTGTATAATGCGTTTCACATCACATTGATTGCGGTGTTACTGACGGGATTTTGCGTGATATTGTTCAATGTCAAAGAATCGGAGCAGCAGGAGAAAGAACCGGAGGAGGTACAAGCGGAAGTGACGCAGAATCCGGAGACAATGACACAAACAGCAGAGAGCATCGAGGACAAATACAAGGTGTTTGACACCATGTCCGAGGACTGGGGGAGTGATGACCTTGAGGGATTCGTGTTCTATGACTTGCCGGAGCAGTATGCAGACAAAGGCTATTTTCCGGAGAAAATGCAGATATACACAAGATGTCTATGCAAGCAATATGACGTTCCATATGCCCTTGTATTGGCAATCATAGAGCAAGAATCCGGATATGAGTTCGACAAAACCGGAGACGGCGGGCAGTCAAAGGGATATATGCAGATATATGAGAAATGGCACACCGACCGGATGCAGAATCTAGGATGCACCGACCTCATGAACCCATATCAAAACGTGAGGGTCGGGATTGATTTCCTCTCATACCTGCTCAAGAAATACGGCACGATTCAAGATACACTTGCAGCGTACAACTACGGTGAAAAAGGTGCAAGGGAATATTTGTGGAGCAACGGCGTGTATGTATATTCATACAACACGGCAATCATGCAGAGAATGAAAGAGATTGAGGAGGTGGTCGGGAAATGAGATTTGACTGGAAACCGGAATCAAAAGATAGATATTTCAGAAAAGCAGAGGCAGCAGTCAAGGCAGCGGGATTCGATGACATCCTGCGGGTAGACAGAGACCAGTTTTCCATCGTCAAAGGAACGGTCAAGGTACATTTCAAGCCGATTTCAAGAGATGGAAAGACACGCCGATGGTGGGAGGCAAAGAGAACGATTGAGAATATGCATGAAGTGCCTCCGGCAAAAGACCAGTTCGGCAGGAAACACAAGAGCATTTTCATTCACGCCTACATGATTTTAGAAATGGAGGAGCAGGACAGATGAAAATGAGAGAAGTCGCAGAGAGATTCAGACATATGCTCAAAGTCAAGGATTGCAGACATTTATGTCTGACATGTGAATATTACGAAATATGCAAAAGAGAGGTGAATGCAGATGAATATGAAATACGCAATGAGAAGTGAGGACACAGAGCAAATCAATGTCGTGTCGTGGGCGAATTGGAATGTGAACCGCTATCCGGAATTGAGGTGGTTGTTCCATGTACCGAACGGAGGCAGCAGAAACAAGCAGGAGGCAGTTAAATTCAAACAGATGGGTGTCAAGGCGGGCGTTTCTGATTTGTGCCTCCCATATCCAAAAGGGATTTACTGCGGATTGTTTATCGAAATGAAATACGGCAACAACAGGCAGCAGGACACACAAAAAGAGTTCCTTGCAGACATGGCAGCAGCAGGACATTTTGTCGCAACCTGCTATTCAGCAGAGGAGGCAATCAAAGTCATTGAGGAATATTTGAATCTTGCGTTGTGTTATTGTCCGGAGGAGGATTTCAACAACAAAATGAGCATCCCGAACAACAGCATCCTCAAGGACGGGAAAGTCAAGGGAGGCAGGTCATGACACTTGCAGATTTACTCAACATATTAGAGAGTGCGGACATGCTGCGAATCATCAAGGGAGACGAGGAAATATTCGTCGGGTATCTTGCATTATTTGCACCGGAGGTCGGTCACACGAACTGCAAACTCTATGAACAGTATAAATTTGACGAGGTTGTGAAATTCAGAGCAGTTCCGGAGATTACTCACAGGAAGTGGAAAGAATTGAACCTCATGTCACCACTGCGACCGGACGAAACACCGGACTATAAGTTTCAAGAATTGCAAATGAAATTGTATTACACGATTTATATATAACAGGACAATAACAGGAGGAAAAAAGACATGAAAATCATTGCAGTAATGTCACCAAAAGGAGGAATCGGGAAAACAACGACATCCGATTCAATCGCCTACATGTTGGGCGAGGAGCAGGGAAAAAGAGTGCTTGTGTTAGATGGAGACCCACAGGGAGACACATCAAAGACATTCGGAGTATATGAACCGGACGGAATCGGCATGAGTGAACTGCTTGAGAAACATGAATGCGTCGGAGGTACATATAAAACGGGCGATTTGATTCGACCGACCGACTATTCGCACATTGACATCATTCCGGCGAACGGTTATCTCATGAAAACCGACATGAATCTGCTGCTCAAGTCGGAGGACAATCAAGTCACAAGGATGCGTGAGGCGTTGGAGGAGGTCTCCGATGCATACGATTATTGCATTTGTGATTGTGGTCGACTGCTTGACATGGTAGTCATCAATATTCTGATTGCAGCAGAACTCGTCATCGCTCCGGTAAAGGTCGGAGGATATGAAATCGAGGCATTGCAGAACCTTGAGGAACAGATTGAGGACTTGAGAGACATCAATCCGGATTTGAGAATCAAGGCACTCATGACAATGCGACAGAAAAACAAGACCTCTCTTGAGGTTGAGGAATGGTTGAAAGCAGAATCCGGATTTGACATGTTTGTCACGCCGATTCGCCGTTCCATCATCGCAGAGAAATCCACAACAGCAATGATACCGCTCCCGAAATTTTCAAAGCGTGGGATTGTGTCTCAAGATTACAGATGCGTTGTGCATGAGTTGCTCAAGGAAATGGAGGGGTAAGGCATGGAAAACGAGACAATACAAATCCTTGAATTGTTCGGAGGAATTGGGTCGCCTCGATGTGCCTTGAGAAATTTGAACATTCCAACGAAAGCAATCGACTATGTGGAAATCAATGAAAAGGCGGTGCGTTCGTACAATTCAATGTTCCGTGAGGAATTGGCATATAAAACACAAACGGTTGTCGGATGGAATCTGAAACCGGACATTCTGATTCACGGTTCGCCCTGTCAAGATATGAGCATTGCAGGGCATCAAGGAAAAGCCACAGGCGAGGGCAGAATCAACAGAGGAAAAGGTTCAGACGAGGGGAGCGGAACACGTTCCTCCCTCATGTGGGAGACAATACATATCATTGAGAACATGGGCGAATGGCGACCTCGTTATGTAATATGGGAAAATGTGAAGAATGTGAAATCAAAGTACATGAGACCGAATTTTGACAGATACATGGTTGAAATGGAGCGGTTAGGATATACGAATAATTTCGAGGTACTGGATGCAAGAGAGTTCGGATTGCCACAGGCAAGAGAGCGAGTGTTCACGGTTTCTGTTCTGAATGGAGAAAGATTTGAGTTCGATGACCTTATAAGAACACCGATGCGAAATTTGCAGGAATTTCTTGAGGATGATGCAAGCGTTCCGGATGTCTACGATGTGACGCAACCGTCCGTCCTTGCGTGTATCGGAGAAAAAGGCATCCGCAGGGCAACGGTTATCACAGATTGTGCATATACCATCACGACAAGACAAGACCGGACACCTGCACAAGTCATTGACCGAGGCGGTGGACGTTATCGTTATTTGACCGAGCGTGAGTGTTGGCGATTGATGGGGTACACGGACGAGGATTTTGACAGGGCGAAAGCAGTACAGGAAAGAAACGGCAAGTATTACAAAGCATTATACGACCAAGCGGGAAACAGCATCGCCGTTCCGATATTCGAGAGCATATTCAGAAAAATAATTTTGCATGAGGTCGCATGAGACCGGAAAGAGAGGAAAAAGCATGGGAGACATTATCAAAACAGCACAGTGCAGGTTTTGCGGTCAGATGGTACAGATTGAGACCGACAAGGAACTGACGCAGCCACAAGCAGAGGAACAGGCAACAATGACATGTAACTGCACCGAGGCAGTCGAGTATCAGAAAGAGAAACAGAGGAAAGAAAAGGCAATGATGAATGTGTCTGCCCTTTTTGGAGAGAACGCAGCACCGGACAAGAGATGCGGTGAGGGCATTGTCAACATCTTAAAGGCAGCAGTCGAGGAGATTTACACCGGAGGACTTGCAAAAGTCACATTGAACCTCCGAGGGGGGGTCAAAGCATCAATTTCACAGAATGCAAAGGGTGAAATCAACGTCGAGCGTACAGAGACAAAGAAACAGAAACTCACAGAGTAATAACAGGAGGTTGAACAGATGGCAGCAGGATTCAGCGTGAAAGACGCACTCAACAAGAACAGCAAAGCGGGGATTGATGAATCTCCGAGAGCGAGATTCCGGACAAAGGACATTTCAATTTTCAAGATGTACCGGAATGATATGAATTTTTACAGTGTGGAACAGGTCGAGGAACTGGCAGGAGACATCCTCATGTACGGATTGAAACAGAACCTTGAACTTGTATATGCACCGTGCGAAAAGGGCGAATATAGAATCGTTGCAGGTGAAAGACGATGGGAGGCTCTCAAGTACCTTGTATCAAAGGGATATAAAGAATTTGAACTTGCAACCAGTAAATTGACAACGCCACAGGATAACGACGAGGAGCAGGTTGAAATCATTATTGCGAACGCATACCGTACAAAGACAACATCCGACATGATTGAGGAGGAAACACGCCTCAAGGCATCTCTTGAACGAATGAAAGCAGCGGGAAAGAAAATCAAGGGATATGACCTGCAATCCGGACGATTGAGGGATGTGATTTCCTCAATGCTGCATGTGAGCAAAACAAAGATTGCACAAATTGAGGCAGTCAACAACAATCTGATTCCGGAATGGAAAGAGGAACTCAAGGGAGAACGCCTCACATTTTCCGCAGCTTATGAATTGAGCGGTATGACAGCAGACGAGCAGCGGGAGGCACTGGGAAAATTCACAGAGACCGGAGAACTCACACACAAAGATGTGAAAGACATGAAAGCAGAAAAGGCAGCAGGGCAGCAGGTGTCAGAATCCGACACAGAGACAGAAATCGGCATGAACCCGCCGGAAGTGAGAGCGGGCGACGAATATGAGACACCGCATCCGGAGGGAATCACATCAATATGTTATTCATGCACCGAATATGAGACATGCAACGTCAAAACCGGAACATGTACATCATGCGACCAGTACAAGAACCGTACAGAGGCATACAAGACCGACGAGCAGAGATATTCAGAGGAACAGGATGCAATCGACCGTGAGACAAAGAAAAAACTCCGTGAGATGGAACAGGAGGAGAAGATGCAGAAACTCCCGTCAACAGCACCGGAGGAAATAAAGACAATCAGAGTGTCGCAGGACAAATTCGAGGAATACACGGGAGAATATAGAAAACCGTACATGATAACAAAAGACGACGGATTCAAGGTCGGAAATGTCGTCAAATTAGTAGTATTTGCAGCAAGTAAAGCGACCGGAGAGACGGCAGACATGAGAATCACTTGCAAAGATGATGACATCACATGCAGTGGACTGTCAGACGGTTGGTGCGTTATCGGTTTAGGCGAGGCATAGAGGAGACAGAATGAGTTATAAACAGAGACACCCGTATTTGATGCAGATTGTATATATCATCAAATACAGATTGAAGAATTGGAGGAAATAAGTGAAAACAGTATATGTCAGAACAAAGACAAAAGACGAGGCAAGAAAGAGAGCGGAGTGGCTCTATATGATATTAAGGGATTGCACTCCGGTTATTGCAGATTTGCACACATCAAAAGCACAGGTTGTGACTGAATCAATGGTTATCAAGTATGTTCCGGAAAACTACACAATGGACGGAATACGATGCGACATTGCAATCGGGTTCGGGCAATTAGGAAAAATCATCGCAACAGAGAACACCTGTGATAATTTGATGGACGAAAGAGAACTTGCAAAGTATATCGTTGACAATGAAACGATTTCAGAAAATGAAAATATCGAATGCAGGAGGTAAAAATCAATGAATGACATCAAAAGAGGCGAAATGTTCTATATCAGCAGAGGGGGGGCATCCTACAACGGGAGCGAACAACACGCAGACCGTCCGGCGGTAGTGGTTAGCAACAACAAGAACAATGAGAACAGCAATGTTGTTGAAGTTGTATATATGACCAC